GTACAAGATGGGTACGCATGATGTGTTCCGATGCTGTCGACTATGGGGCGTGATAGGTGCGCTAAAAAGGTCGGGGGCTTACGCCCCCTTCCCTTACTTCGCTGGTGTCTCAACGCGTTGGCTGAGTACCTTCTCGGCATGGTAGATTGCGGCTTGTTGGCCGAGCAATTCCATGAGTTCACGATTACGCACCGTGATGTTGGCGTCTTTGACTGTCGATTCGATACGCTTCATGAAGCGGTCGAACGCTTCCGATACATCGAACACGCTAACAGCGGCTTCTTCGGGCTTTGCTTCTTCCCATGCGGTTGCCATGAGGGTATCTTCACGCTCTTGTGACCAAGTGCCACGGCGCTCGGCATCGAAAGCGAATTTGTCCTTACCCTTGGGCAAGTACATTGGGCCATTAGTCTCGAACCAAGCGCGGAGTGATGCTTTACGCATACCTTTGCCAAGCGCATCGACCAACTGATCGCACAGCGTAATGTCGCCATGCTTAACAGCGTGCTCGATGCACCCAACTGCGGTCAGTTGAATATTTGCGGTCAATGCTTTTGCGGCTTTGCCGATTGCACCGATATTCTTCAAAATTTGTGCTTTTTCCATGATTTTCTCCGGTGAGTGAATGAATTAGACCTACGGAATTTGCGCCCCGTATTGTTGGCGCGGCGGTTTTTGCTTGGTAGGATTCGCCAATCCTCGATATACACCTTGGTACTGAAACCTTTGGCGCGCTCTTGCGCTTTGCATCTGCTGAGCAGTGTATGGATTAGGCTGGTGTCACCCATTTTGGGTATTTTGCACGTCCGTACCATGATGCCTCGGCTGTCGACCGCTTACAGGGCGTGGATTCCCCTTCGGTGGTGTGACCTACTCGCATCTCGCTTGTTTACGTTATTTCACGATGGATAGCAATGCTTCCAATAACAGCCCGCATCATGCGAATGAAATGAGCCGTTACATATACAGCCCGCATCATGCCAATGGGGGTGGGGGGAGGGACACGGCCAAATGCACCCCGCGCCCCTCTTTACGTAGTGCTCACATCGCAAGACCTATTTTTTGACTATATACATACAATCGCCACACCCATTAAACGCACCCGCCTGCACACATATCCCTACGCCATAAAATGGTCACAGTGTGCAGCAACAATTTGCCAATGAAATACAAAATTCACCGTGCTGATCTGGGCTGTCTGGATACACAGACGGTGTTGGCCCGACTTCAAAAGCAATGCCTACCTTATGACACACCCTTTCTTACAACCTCTGGTTACTGGTGGATCGCTTATTCTGAAATTGGTATTCCGGTTGCTTTTGCGGGTCTTGTTCCCTCTCAGCGTTGGAGTGATTGCGGTTATCTGTGTCGGGCAGGCGTGCTACCGGCTCATCGTGGACACGGCATACAGAAAAAACTTATTTGGTCGCGGATCAGAAAAGCCAGAGCGCTAGGTTGGAATTGGTTGGTTACCGATACGTACGATAATCCAGCGTCGAGTAACAGTTTGATAGCCAGAGGTTTCAAATTGTTTGACCCATCTAAACCTTGGGGTGCGGACAAAACCCTTTATTGGAAATTGAAACTTTAATGCCGTACAAAGACCCAGTCGTTCGTAAAGCTAAAGCCAAGGGATATTCTGCAAAGCACTACGCAGCAAACGCGGATAAAGTAAAAAATAAAACGCGAGAAAAACGGTCATCGCTTAGAAAAGAATGGAAGGCGTACAAGGCCACGCTTTACTGCACTAAGTGCGGGTTCAACCATACAGCAGCGTTGGATTTCCACCACGTAGACCCCAGCAACAAAACAGACAGCGTAAACCAACTTGTTAGCGATGGGCGTTTCAAAGCCGCCATGGAAGAAGTACAGAAGTGCGTAGTCTTGTGCGCAAACTGCCACCGCATACACCACCACGAAGAACGGCACGCAGCTAAGAAGAAAAAGAAAAAAGGGGCCGAAGCCCCCTAGTATTCGCCATTAGAAAATAGCAAATTATTCTTCGTCTGCCTTGGTATCAAAAACAAACACAGACACAGTGAGATCGGAAGTCTGCTCATCTTCTTCAGCAAATTCTTCTTCTGCTTCTGCCTCGTCTTCTTCAGAGAACTCAACAACGTGCTCGTAGTCAGCAGCCCAACCGTTTTCGATTTGGAAGTCGATGAACTCTTGCAAAATCTGAACTTTTTCAAAGTCAGTGGTCTCAATAACAATTTTCTCGTCGCCGCCCCAAGCGGAAATGTCGATCTCTACTTTGTACATACTAACTCCTGTGTTTGTTAAATACAGCCTTAGTGCTGTACTGCCATGCTAATAAGGCATTGTGAATTTTAAAAGACAGTGTAGACTTAGCAATGTGTGGCTGTTAAACCGGCGCAATGGGAATGAAGAACCTAGTTATTTTCCGGTTTTCTTACTAGGGCTCAACGAAACGGCAGGCGAGCTTTTTACCCATTGCCACACACCCTTAATTGTGTGTATGATACACACGTCAACAACCAACTTGGAGTTCTACTGTGGCAACCAACCTCAAATCACTGTTCAAAGGTAAAGAGACTATGAAAGAAGAAACCAAAGAAGCTAAGGCCGTTAAGTCCGGCAAGATCAGCCCTAAGCAATACGTCAAAGGCGAGAAGATGGAAGGCGAGTCTACAAAGGGCAAAATGAAAGTTGCTGAGAAACTCAAGTCCGGCAAGATGAGCCCAGTCGCTTACGCTAAAAGCGAAATGAAAAAAGAAAAGAAGTAATGGCTACCAAAAACTGGATCGCCGGAGCAACGAAAAACAAAGGCGCGTTGCACAAGAACTTGGGTGTCCCCCAAGGTGAAAAAATCCCAGCTGCTAAGTTAAAAGCTGCTGCGGCTAAAGGTGGCAAAGTTGGCAAAGAAGCCCGCCTTGCTGAAACACTAAAGAAACTGAAAAAATAATATGACAGCCCTCAAACTAGAGCTAACCGTTGCAGAGATCGACATGGCCTTCCTGATGTTTCAATCTGCACGTCAAGACAAGTACACGTTTACTGAAATCAATTCTTTGATCCGCAAGATACAAGAACAATGCGGCCCTCAGTTGGCTGCGCCAACGCAACCAGAAACTCCACCAGCACCAAAGGCGCGTGCGCCCAAGGCAAAACCAGCACCTGTTGTAATTCCGCAACAAGCTGAAGCTGTTGTAGATGTGACTGGCATTCCTGATCTCAGCGATTTGAATATTGACTGATGAAACGCTACAACTTCTTCCTACCCGAACAGATTGTGGATGCACTACGCAAGGAAGCGCAGCGTACTGGATTGACCATGTCTGAGCTGATTCGACGCATCCTAGCCGACGAGTTGAAGAAGCATGAGTAATGACTTAGAACACTTCGCAGACCACACAGAGTTTGCACTGTCGCCACAAGCGACTGAGGCCCACATTACGTTAGATGTGCCACCCCAGTTAATCTGGGAGTGTGCCGCAGGTCTAGAAAATCCGGATTCTATTGCCGCGAGATTCGGATTCTCTGACGAGAAGTGGGAGCGACTTAAGCAGTGGGGGCCGTTCATCACAGCGGTCCAAGCGCAGCGTTCTGAGTTTGAGCGTAATGGCATGACGTTCCGCCTCAAGGCGGGGCTCATGGCTGAGGAAATGATGAGCCAGATGTTTAAGCAGGCCATCGCCAACGACACGTCAATCATGCAGAAGTTGAGCGTGTTCAACAGTTTGGTGGACGTTGCTGGGCTAAAGCCAGACAAAAAGGCTGTGGACACAAACGTGCAGGCCGCACCGAAATTCAGTATTACGATCAACATCCCGCAGGCACAAGGCCCGGCCCCAATCACAATCGACGCATGAACTACAACGGCAATCTTACTCAGGGGCTGGTTGACGAGCTACTGGCAGTCATCCATAAATACGACGAGACGCTATTGCTCCCCACTGCACTTGGCTGTCTTGAGCTAGTTAAACAGCAGCTTATCCAAGACCACATGGACGACATAGATGGCTAACCTAGTCTATACACCACCCCTGTCGGTGGTTCCATTCCTTACGTCCGACAAGTTTGCGAACTTCATCGTGGGGCCAGTGGGCTCGACTAAGACAACCGCGTCGCTGATTAAGATTGGCTACGAGGCTGCACGCATAAAGGCGGGGTCAGATGGCATCCGTCGTTCGCGCTGTGCTGTTATTCGTAACACCCGTCAGATGCTATGGGACACGACGATTCCAGACTTTTTAAAGTGGTACCCAGATGGAGAAGCCGGTGTCCTTGAAAAAAC